TTGCAGAGGTGCTGGGAACACATAGGGACACAATTTATAGGGAGTTCAAACGCTGCAACGCCACACTTAAAACCTACACGGCGGCAGCGGGGCAGCAGGCATTATAAGGAAAGGAGTAAAACATGGGTATAACAGTTTTGAGTTTGTTTGATGGGATAAGCTGTGGAATGGTAGCACTTGAAAGAGCAGGAATAGAGGTAGATAAATACATAGCTTACGAAATAGAACATAATGCAATAGAAATCAGTAAAAAGAATTATCCAGAAATCGTACGAGGGGGGGACGTAACAAAGGAAGATTTTACAAAGTACAAAGGAAAAATAGATATTTTAATTGGTGGCAGCCCATGCCAGAACCTTTGCAGTTGCGGAAATAGAAAAGGGTTAGAGGGAGAAGAAAGTAGACTGTTTTTTGATTATGTAAGGGCTTTGTACGAAACAGAGGCAAAATGGTTTTTATTGGAAAATAACGCAACCATGACAAAAGAAAACCAAGACATAATTACAGGCATTATGGGTGTAGAGCCTATTTATATAAATTCCAATCTATTAACGGCACAGGAAAGAAAAAGACTGTACTGGACAAACATACCAGACATTAAGCAGCCAGAAGATAAGGGGATTTTTCTTAGAGATATAGTACAGCCAAGAGAAGAGAAAAAAGAGTACGAGTGCTATAAGCGGATGATGGCAAAGGAAGAGGGAACATTAGCACATAAAAAAGCATGGTCGCAAGTTAAAACATTAGACCAAAAAAGTAGAGCTTTAACAACTGCACAGAATATAAGCAATTCGGGTGCGACAAATATAAAGTATTCAGATACAGAGTATTACATACTAACACCTTTAGAGTGTGAGCGTTTGCAGACACTGCCAGACAATTACACAGAGGGGGTAAGTAATACACAAAGATATAAAGCTATTGGAAATGGCTGGACGGTGGACGTAATAGCACACATTTTCAAATATCTTAAGAAAGCAATAGAGGAAAATATAGAGCCAGTCAAATTAAAAGACCATGAACGCCCACAGCAATCATACAGAAGAATGGTAAATACGGAAGAGAAAAAAACAATAAATGCAAACGAGGTAATAGAAATGCAGGAAAAGGAGAAATACGAAAAGAAGATAGCAGAATTAGAGAGGGAGCTAAAGGAAAAAGACAAGGAAATAAGCAAAATTAGGGGAGAAATGCAGACCTTAAAAGACAGGGTATTTAACATTTTATTAGAAAAGGCGTGCGGTTGATAAAACCGTACCATGAGCGCCGTTAGTTCAGTGGTTAGAGCAGCCGCCTCATAAGCGGCAAGTCGTGGGTTCAAGTCCCACACGGCACATTGTGTAGCAGGCATGGCGAGCCTGCGGCAGAGGGCAGCAGGCTAATAGCTGCAATCTGTATACCGTGGAAAAATAGCGGCGGTCATACCAGCCAGAAAGTATGTGGACGGTCAACAGGTTTTCAGTTGCTTTTTAATGCGAAAAGCAGCCCGCACGGTAAAACCAAACGCCAGAACAGGAGAGCGGCACACATGGAAAGACAGAGAGCGCCGCCGAAAGGAAGAGAGGCAGAGAATGGCAGCAGAGGCATTGATAGTAGATGACGCATACCAGAGAGGCTATGCAGATGCCATAGCAGATATGCGTAAGAAAAAAAGAGCAGAGCGGCAGCGGGAGCAGGCAAAGAAAGCCAGCCGTTGGTATTTCATTAAGCAGAAAGCCTACGGGCTTGCAATGCTGGCAGTTACCGTGCTGGCAGTATGGGCGACAGAGGGCGACATAACAATAGCGGTTATTACCGTACCGCTGGGGCTTATGTGTCTTTTCAGTAAAAAAATGCTGATAGTAGATAACTACTATTTTGAGGCAAAAAGGGGCAGACATGGGAATAACAAGGACAGTAACAACGCAGGTACATTGCGACGTATGCGGCAAGTGGGTAACAGGCTGGGAAAGAGAGGATACAGGAGTAAGCAGAGAATGGGCTAAGTATTATGCAAGGCTGCAAGGCTGCACAGTTGGACAAAGGGTTATATGTAAAGAGTGCCGAATAAAGCAGCGTATTAAAAAATGCAGTTTGCAGAAAAAATGCGGCGTAGCAGGAATGGACGGCGGCGCTTGTCTGGGATTTTCATGCGACGGGGACGACGAGCCTATAGAACGCTGCAAGCGTTGCATAGCCTGCACAAGTTTTGACTGGGAAGAGGAAAAAGAAAGGCTGAAACTATGAGAAAACAGAAACGACAGATAGTTAAGAAACTGATGCAGTGCGCAGCCGTTATAGCGGCAGGCGTGCTGGCAATTATTTTGTTTATGCTGGCTATCTGGTACAGAGGAAAGAACAGCGAGCCAGTAACAGACGAACAGGTAGCAGCACAGATGCAGCAGGCAGAGCCGCTGGTTATTGAAACACCAGAGGCAGCCACAGAGGGCAGCATAAGAGTATATGACTATGACGGCTGTTGTATTTATGCCTACTACGGCAAAATTCGGATAAATAACGACGGTAAGGACGGCAAGGACATTGACGTAGAGGCAATAGGCTACTTAGAGGGCTACCAAGAACATAAAGAGGAAAGCGGGGTGGGAGAATGAGCCACAGATATTACAGCCCTTTACGCCCGTTATCACTGGGAACATTTCCAAAGCCGCAGGGAAACGAGATTTTACATATAGAAAATTTTGAGGAACGGCAGAACGTACCAGAGATAGCACGGCAGGCGTGGGGATACATTGAGTACAAAGAGGCGCTTACAGAAATAGAGGCGGCAGCTTATGAGCTGATACCGTCAAACTGCATTTCTGAAATGGAAAACTTAGAGGCAAGGAGATAAAGGCAATGAGCGAGGTATATATACGCAGCCAGAATAAAGAAAAGCTGTATAGACTGGGCGGTAATTACGCCTGCGTAGAGTACGGAGAGTATGAGGACATAAAGAAAAAGAGAGGCGGCGCAGAGGCAGACAAAAAGCGCCACGTAATTTGCATAAGTGACGGGTGTTTAGAGGAAATCGGAGAGTATGCCACAAAAGAGCGCTGCTTAGAGGTTCTGGACGAGATACAGAAAGCGTGCGTAAGCTATCTGTTTACGGCTGGCGGTGCAGCTATAGTAAGGGGCGGCATGGACGTACAGCCGTTTGCAACAGTAATACCGAGGCTGTACGAAATGCCGGAGAAATAGGAGAGGCAGACAGTGACAGTAGAGGAATTTATAGGCACGCTGGAGAGTTCAGACCGCCTGCGCATTATCGAGGGAAAAGCAGAGGTTTACGTAGGGTATCTGGCAGCGTTCAAACCGTTTGCAGACCATGAGATAAGCGAGGAATACCGAAAATACAGCGAGCATGAGGTAAAGAAGTTTAGGGCAGTGCCGGAGATAACGCACAGACGCTGGAAAGAGCTGGGGCTTATGAAACCATTAGAGCCAGACCAGACAGCACAGTATAAGTTTAGTGATTTGCAGATGTCACTTTACTACACCATATACATACAGGAAAGGAAAGGGCAGGAAGTATGACAAAGAAAAAGCCGGATTTTTTACGGGATTTAGATACTGCAATCATGGACGAGCTTACAGGTGGCGGTATCAAGGAAAATGCAGCGGGACTGGTAGGAACGCTTACACAGATTGAGAAAATTAAGCAGCTATGCGGGCTGCCGTTTTGTGGTTATGTGGCAAAGTTGGAAACGGTAAGACCAAGCGGCGTGCCGGACGAGGTAACGGTAGTATTTGCAGAGGACGTACCATACAGGGCTTGCAATGGCATAGAGTTTGACGTTATGCAGGAATTTGTAGAGGGCAGCAGGCTTTTACTGACAGGCAAGGCGCAGACACTTAAGGACTTCCAGAGCGGTAGACTGCTGGTATATATTCTGGCAGATTTTGTGACGGTATCAGAAAAGGCAGTAGAGCAGGACGAGGTAGCAGTAAGAGGCGTTATAGCGAATAAGCCAACACACAGAGAAACGCCAAGAGGCAAGCGTATTACTGATATTACGGTAAAGGTAAGAAATGAGCTTACAGGCGGCAGCTGCTTTTTACCGTGCATCTGCTGGCAGGAACAGGCAGACGAGGCGGCGCAGTGGCAGCAGGGCGACACTGTAGAGCTGCTGGGACGGTATCAGAGCCGCCAGTATGAAAAGACGCTTGATGCAGCCACAGGAGAAAGAGAACAGCGCACAGCTTACGAGGTATCGGTACGGCTGATTAGAAGAAAGGAAGAGGCAGAAAATGAGTGTTGAACATATCGGCAAGGGCTATGTAAAAATCTGCGTGAGTGAGGAAGAGTTAGAGAACAGCATAGCTGGGCTTAGCCAGTTAAAACCTATTTTGCAAGCGCAAGCAATAAAAGGGAACGGAAGAAACGTAAAGCAGGGGCTTATTGACGCAGCAGAGCTGGGAAAACATTTTGATACAGCGATAGATGCAATGACTATGCTTTTGGCTGGGTTTAAGAAAGAAAGCGAGGCACAGAATGAAGAGTAAAACAATTTTAGGAGCAGACGGCGCAACAAAAATGCGGCAGATTACAGTAGGGATACACGGAAAGGGCGGCGAGGCAGGCATAAAGGCAATACAGCAGCTTGCAGGCATGGTGGACAGCTTAAAGCAGTGCCAGACACCACAGGAAGTATACGACAGATATTTACAGATTACGGGGTACTGTAAATGCTGCGTTGATTGTAATTTTATAGACCAAAAGGGAGCAGACGAGCTGATGTGCTTAGCAGCATATCTGGCAGGAAATGAACAGGCACGGGCAGAGACACAACAGAAAGCGGGTAAAAAGGCATGAGAAAGGTTTATATATGCAGTCCATACAGGGCGAAAGACGGCGCAGAGC